ATCGTACTAAACGTAGTCGCGAGATTCTGATACTGAGCACCAGCAACACCTGAAGCACTGTACAATGTTTCAGTTGCTAAAGCAATATGAACAAAACCAGTTGTAGTCGTCGGTGCAAAAGGACACGAAATACGAATACCATGAGCAACAGGACGAAAAGCTTCAAAAGAACTACCAAAAGTAGCAGCCTGAGGGGCATCACTTTGAACAACTCCCGCATTGGTCCAAGACCAAGCGGTACCGTTGATACCGAACGCAGCGATATTCGCACTAAACAACGAGGGACTAAAAGCCCACGCATGTGCAAAAGAAGGAGCATCAGTACCTGTACCAGGCGTCGACAAACTATAATTATACTGAATTGGAGTTGCAATACTAGGAATAGTAGAAGAATCAGGAATTTTTCCACCAAACGATTTGGTTTCAAAAGGATCGGCCTGAGCCAAAATAAATTTCTGACCAGGATCCATTTCCTTGTTGCCGCAACAAGTCACCCCAGATGACTGAACACGTCGCGAACGACGTTGATAAGTACTACGACGAACAGGCGCACGACGACGAAATATCCCTACACGAGATGAACGGCGAGGGGCCGAATACGATGGTCGCCGCGTATAGCGTCGAGGACGTCGAGAGAGAGGTCGACGACGAGAATAACGAGAATAAGCCATAATACGAGAAGAATAATCACTAAACTACAAAATACCAAAGACTAAACTACTTGAGCTTGACTTGGCAAATTGGAGAATGAAGTCTCCTATAAGTCATCGCAAATTATAGAAAGAAAGACAGAAAGAAAAGTGTGACAAAGGTGCTACATCTTGTGACAGGTTTTGGAACCGTCACATAAATTTATAGAGGTAGCATACTTTAATCAAGATAAAAAACCACTGTGACAGGGACAGTGGCAGGGGGTAATATTAAGGGAGACTTCGTCTCGCCCCCCCTGCCACTTCCCTCCTCCGCTACGCTCGGGGGAACCCTCAGTTCGCAATTTGCTCACTACCACACATGGCATTCCAACAAGCACGACATTGGACGTTCACTTCATACCAAACAGAAGGAACACCAACACAGATTGAGGAAGAACAAGATGAATACATCAACACAATATCAAAAAGGACAGACTACAAGTACTTCATTGCAGGCAAAGAAATATGTCCGGAAACAAAAAGACCGCATTTACAATGCTACATATCATGGAAAGCACCAAAACGATTCGCAACAGTTCGTAAAATACTACTCAGCAAAGGTGGAACACGGTTGGCACAAAGCAAAGGAACAGGACAAGAAAACAAAAAATACTGTTCAAAAGAAGAAGCATGGATGGAATTCGGAGAAATCCCAAAGGAAAATAAAATATCAGCAAGTGCTGGAGGAAAAGCAAAGGCAAAGAATGACAGAGAAATACTCGAACATGCGGAAAAGGGGGACTTCGAATGGATTCGCAATAACCATCCAGGCTACTGGCTCAAGAATTCCGCTACGCTACGGGGACTACAAGAAAGAACTCCAAAAATACTCGAAGGAGAAGATGGCATGCACGAATGGTGGGTCGGACCTACAGGATGTGGAAAGTCAAGACTTATGTGGGAACTATACCCGGAACACTACTCTAAACAAAGAAACAAATGGTGGGATGGATACAACGATGAAGACGTGGTTGTCATCGAAGAATGGTGTCCTAAAAACGAATTAACAACAGACAGATTAAAAGAGTGGGCAGACAGATATCCATTCAACGCAGAGATAAAAGGATCAAATCTGAAGAATATTCGACCAAAGAAAATCATTGTCTTATCAAACTACAGAATGGATCAATGTTTCCTCAATCAAAAGGAAGACTTAGATCCAATGAAGCGCAAATTCAAAGAAATTTACTGGGGTGATACCATTTTACAACAAAGTGCAGTGAAAGATAAAATCAAAGAATATGCAGAGCAGTTCTTTGAAAAGCTGCAGAAAGAAGAGGAAGAACAGGTAGAATACCAAACCATATCCAGCCTACCTGATTCTCCAACACTGGTACGTCAAGAAGCAGAAGAAATAGTACCAGAGTGGATGAATTGGGACTGGGGTGTGTTACAAAACAATAGTATATTAGATGAACTAATGGATTAAAAATATAGCTAAGCCGCGCCCGCTTCGCTAAGCGCTCCCTAATCGCATCCTTCGCTACGCTACGGAGCTCCATTATAGATTGTGCATTTATAGAGTTAAAATTTAGACGGACTACGCGCCGCGCCCGCGACCTTCGGTGCGGCTCCGCTCTCTAAGTCCTTATTAGGGTTAGGGTGGGAGAGAGTGTATACGTATACTTGAAGTTCAAGTATACATTATGTGGTACACATATCAAGGTATACAAATTCCTATATAGTATGGATTTGTCTTGAGTACTCTATACTATAGAGTATATCAATGAACCCATTTATAGAAGAAACAGTAGCAGCAAGGGGGGGACGCGAGTGTACGAGCGTACGTTCCGTCCACTCTTCCACTCACTTATCAATTTACCAGCTACTACAACAATGGAAAACAATCAAATCAAACGATCAAAGACCGAAGATGCACATGACGAGAACAAGCACGTCATAAACAACTTAATGGAAGGATTCTTTTACAAAGAAAACAAAGCAAACCAAGAACTAGTCAACGTCTACTCTAAGACACTAGCGATTGTCGAAGATAGAGCTGACAGACTATACCGCCATGGAACCGGTATGGCAAGAACGATTGAACAATTGGAAATTGCACTCATGGGAGCTCGACAAGAAGTCGAACAACTACGATTAAAACGAAATCGAGATGGAGCTAAAATAACAGCACAGCAATTCCAGCTCAGTTACGTCCACAGTGTATGTATATCACATCCAGAGAACGAAAGTATGCAAGAACTACAAAGAGATCTTGAATACAAACAGCAGAATGACAATCAATATATTGAAGCATATCATGCAGATACAGAAACAGAAGATGAACTATCAGAAGAAGAACTACAAGAAATCATCGACTTAACAAGTGACGATGAAGAAGAAGTACCAAATAGAATGGTAGAAACACTAAACATACATTGGCCAAGAGGACCAATATAAATAAACATCAAATATATATATATATTACATTTTAAACAACACCATCATCAGGCATTACATACTCAATCATAGTACCAAACTCATCAGGTTGAGTTGACATACGATTGCGCATAATACGATACTGACGATTCAATTTATTGCGAGATAAATAAGAAGAAGGATCACGTGCAGAAGGAGCACTACGAACTTTATAACCACGATGGTCATTACCATGTGCAAAAGTATTTGAAAGAGTAGAATCTATTCAATAAGAAGACGGTCAGTCATGTTGTTAACACCGCCTACTCCGTAACGGCCAAGGGCATAATCTATGCCGGCACTAACAACACGCCGACCAGCAGAACGGAGTATTCCGGAAACATCAACACCAGAATTACCTGCAGCTTGAGCAACTTCATTCACAAATGAACTCATATAAGAATCTTGATCAGCTTCAGTATGAGCGAAATCAGTCCGTGAAACAGACTGAGACACTGCATTCAATACACCACTATCAAAAGCAGCGGCAGTAGAACCAATTAAAGTACCAGACTTATCTGGAATGTTCTCAGTATGAAGCATAACTTCAGCTTGGAGAGGAGTAACAGAAGTAGCTGGAGTTACGCTTGTTGAGATTCCCTCAACAGCAATAAGCAATGTACCCCAAGACAGAGGAACATGAAACGTATTAGCAGACACAGTAGCACTATTATTAGCAGTATTCGGCGTAGCGAACGGTGAAGAATAACGAAACGCTGTTTCGTCAGTCCACTTATTAATAATCGTGAGAGGACTTTGAGTCAAAAACGCAAGTGTAACACGTTTGTAAAACGTATAACCACTCATCGTACTAAACGTAGTCGCGAGATTCTGATACTGAGCACCAGCAACACCTGAAGCACTGTACAATGTTTCAGTTGCTAAAGCAATATGAACAAAACCAGTTGTAGTCGTCGGTGCAAAAG